CACTCGTAGCTACAGGTTGCACAATCACAAAAGCGTCAAAGATTGCAGGTTACAAGGGAAATTCAGCAAGAGTGAGTGCAAGTAAGATGCTACGAACTCCCAAGGTACAAGAGTATATGAATCAGGAAATACAACGCACATTAGGATTGAGTGCCACTAAAGCAAGTAGTACGTTACTCAGACTATGTACTGATGCGAAATCAGAGTATGTACAGCTTGAAGCTAGTAAGGATATACTTGATAGGGCAGGATTCAAAGCACCAGATAAACATCAACACCTCGTCAAGGGTGATTTCTCAATCAATATCGATTTATCTTAGCCACCACCAACATAAAGAGTGCCTCTTGGCACACCTACTAACTGCCCGAAGGGTGGCTGTGGCAGTATAATGTTTTTTACCACGCCATGACCTAGTTATAGGGCATGGGGTCTAAAAAACACCTGCACCATCAATACAGGTAGTACCTTACTCTCGTTAAAGTTGTTCAAGGTTCGTTGCTTTTTATTTTTTTTTGTTGTAAGGTTCGGTTATGGCAAAGACACCCGCATGGCAAAGAAAGGCAGGTAAGAATCCGAAGGGAGGATTAAATGCTAAAGGTCGTGCATCTTATAAAGGAGGTACATTACGTCCTCCTGTTAAACGTGGAGATAATCCAAGACGTGCATCTTTTCTCGCAAGAATGGGAAATATGCGTGGGCCTGAATATAAAGATGGTAAACCCACACGACTTCTGTTATCGTTACGTGCATGGGGTGCGTCAAGCAAGGCAGATGCAAGAGCCAAAGCAAAGCGTATGTCAGTACGATTAAAAAATAAAAAAAAGAAAGGAAAGTAAAATGCCCGGTAAAATGAAACCAATGAAGAACATGAAGAAAAAAAAGAAACCTATGAAAAAAGGTTACTAATGAAAGGTGTTGCTCATTATAAAAAAGATGGGTCAGTCCATAAGGGTGGTACTCATAAAATGCCTAATGGAGAAACACATACAGGTAAGACACATAATAAAACAAGTGAAAAATTATTTCACTTTAAAGATTTACCTGCTAGTGTTAAAAGAAAAATACTAAGGAGTAAAAAAAATGGATAATGCACAAAGAGTCCGACAACGTAGAAGAAAATTATTAAGAAAAGAACCAACTAACTTTACACTACGTGCTCGTATGGGACAGTATAGTAATAAAAAAAGAGGTGAATCCGATAACGAAAGAATGGAAATGCGTTCAGGTACAATGCAAACAAACTTTAATAAAATTAGAGATGGTGCAAGTACTGTAATGAAAGATACTAAAAAAGAATCTATTCCTTCTGCAAAAGAAAAACCTGCTCCACCAAAAAGACCAAATAATAAAGATGATGTTGCTAAAACAACAGGCAAAGGAAAAACAGGAACACAAAGTGGGCCATCACCAAAAGGTAATCAAAAAAAATTAGATACAAATAAAGATGGTAAACTAACTGCAGAAGATTTTCGCTTGTTACGTAATAGAAAATTTAGAAGAGATGAACCTGAAAAATATAAAGCACTACTAAAAAAAAGAGATGGTACATCAGACGTGCCTAAATCAAAAGGTGGTGGACGTGTTCTTACTCGTAAGAAAAATTTAGAAAGATTAAAAAAACTAAGAAGTCAGAAAAAACAAGAAGAAGAAAAAAAAGAAAAAACACGAGACCAAAGAGGACGCAGTAGATAATGAACCGAATAAAAAAAATGGAAAAGATTGCTAACAAAATATTAGATAATGAAAAACAAGAAATGCTTAGACATAAAAATCAGCAAATAAAAGATTATATAGAAGGTAAAATGATTAAAGGATATAGCAAAGAAGTTGCAGAAAGTATGGCTAAAAAATTAATTTTAAATCAGTAAAATGGAAAGAGATTATAAAGACGAATATAATAAATTCCAATCTTCTTCGCCACAAAAAAAAGACAGAGCACACCGCAATAAAATGCGTAGACTTCTTATGCGTCTAAAAAGAGTAAAGAAAAATGATAAAAAAGATATAGACCATAAAGACGGCAACCCTAGAAATAATAATCTAGCCAATATAAGAATTACCTCTATATCATTTAACAGAGCAAAGAAATGAGTAAACATTCTGCAACAAAAACAAAGCCTTCATTATGGAAAAGAATTGTTGCTCGTATAAAAGCACAAGCTAGTCATGGTACAGGTGCAGGTCAATGGTCAGGTAGAAAAGCCCAAGCCGCAGTCAAAGCTTACAAGAAAGCAGGTGGTGGTTATAGTGGTGCAAAAAAATCATCAAACTCATTATCTAAATGGTCTAAACAAAAATGGAGAACCAAGTCGGGTAAAAAATCTTCTGAAACAGGAGAACGCTATCTACCTTCAAAAGCAATAAAAAGTTTATCGTCTAAAGAATATGCGGCGACAACTCGTAAAAAAAGAAGAGATAAATTATTAGGTAGACAATTTAGTAGACAACCTGCAAAAATAGCAAAGAAAACAAAACGATATAGAACATGACATTATTTACACGATTAAGTATAAAAGAAGTAGATACATTACGCACAGTTGTGAAAACACAACATATGAAACATTACCCAAAAGACCAATGTACAAATTATGAAGCTGATAGAATTATTGAATCGTTATCAGAAAATGCACGAGAAAAACTTATAAAGTTAGCAATAGATTATGGCATCACTAAATTATAAACCTCATGGTGAGACTCTTAAAAATTTTTTAAAAGATAAAAGTTTTTTCCGAGGTATACGTGGGCCAGTTGGTTCAGGCAAATCTGTAGCGTGTTGTATAGAAATAATTAAAACGGCTATAACTCAAGCAAAATCAGAAGATGGAATACGTAAATCAAGATGGGCAGTTATAAGAAATACAAATCCACAACTTAAAACAACAACAATTAAAACATGGTTAGATTGGTTTCCTGAAGAAGATTGGGGAACATTTACATGGAGTGTTCCTTATACACATAAGATAAAAAAAGGTGATATAGATTTAGAAGTTATATTTTTAGCTTTAGATAGACCTGAAGATGTTAAGAAGTTATTATCTTTAGAACTTACAGGAGTATGGATTAATGAAGCTAGAGAAATTCCTAAGTCAATTATTGATGCTTGTTCTATGCGTGTGGGCCGTTTTCCTTCTATGCGTGATGGCGGCCCGACTTGGTATGGTGTTATCTGTGATACCAACCCCCCTGATACAGACCATTGGTGGAGCATTATGTCAGGTGAATCTATTATACCAGACTATATAAGTAAACAAGAAGCTAAGATGTTGATAACACCAGATAACTGGAAATTTTGGAATCAACCACCTGCATTACTAGAACAACGTAATAATGAAAAAGAAATAGAAAGTTATAAAGAAAATCCTAAACAAGAAAATAGTAAAAATCTAACAGCAAATTATTATCAAAATATAATACGAGGTAAAACAAAATCATGGATTGATGTTTATGTTTTAAATAAACTAGGACAAATAGAAGATGGTAAACCAGTCTATGAATCTTTTAGGACTGATGTTCATGTAGCTAAAGGAGAACTTGCTCTTGCACCGCAACTTCCTATATTTATTGGTATAGATTTTGGTTTAACACCTGCTTGTGTATTTGCACAAAAAATAAGAAATCGGTGGATAGTTTGTGAAGAACTAGTAGCAGAAGATATGGGTATAGTAAGATTTGCAGAACTAATGAAAATGAGCATGACTAAATATTTACCACGACCATTCCAAATATTTGGCGACCCTGCAGGTGACCATAGAGTACAAACAGATGAAAACACACCTTTTCAAATACTTAAAGGCTTAGGTATTATGGCAAGACCCGCACCTAGCAATGATGTAAGTTTACGTTTAGAATCAGTAAATGCTACACTTAATAGAATGGTTGATGGAGAAAGTGGTTTATTAGTAGATAAAAAATGTCATAACTTAATCAAAGGATTTACAGGCGGTTATCATTATCGTAGACTTCAAGTAAGTGGAGAACGCTATGATGAAAAGCCTAATAAAAATAGATTTTCACATATACATGATGCGTTACAATATTTATTGCTAGGAGCAGGAGAAGGAAGAACTTTGACAATGGGTAATAAATCTAGTAAACCTATAATAGCAAAAAGAAAT